TGTTATTGCGAAATCATGAGCATTGCTGCGTTGGTGGCATGCGAGTCATCCAAACGCCGACCTGAAACCTTGCGAAAACCTACGCAATTTGATTCGCGGTGACGACCGGCGAACCGGGTTTCTGCTTCTGCCGATCATGAAGGGATCGAGTGGTCGCGCCAACGCGTTCTTGACCCCTGTGGCCGCTGCCACTACGCTGATCCGCATAGATGCGTGATTTTAAGGGTTGGCCCAAGCCATGAAGAACCGATGACCACTGACAACATGACTTTTGGGCGGCAGATTTCCAAGGGCAGAAAGGCCATGGCCCTTAGCCAGAAAGAATTGGCGGCGCTGATCATGAAAGAGGAAGATGGCACAGCGATCTCGCCGCAGTACCTCAATGATATCGAGCATGATCGGCGCAGCCCCACATCGGATCATCTGATCCGGCAGTTTGCCAAGGTGCTGAACATCGACGAGGGCGTGCTGTTCCTGACGGCCGGCAAGTTCCCGGACGACCTTCGTAGCAAGCTGAACGACCCGGCCAAGGCCGCCGAAGCCTTCGTCAACTTCCGTCGCGCTATCACCGACTGACGGGGCGACTGCGATGAGGATGATTCCGGATCAGAAGGGACGATTCCCAGAGCGGCCCTATTACACGAACGATGAACTGGATCGCGAGTGTGAGCGGCTGGTCAGGGAACTGCATCGCAAGCGGGAGCAGGATGCCCGACCCCGCATCACAACAGATGAACTGCAACTGCTGATCGAACTGAACGACGCCAGCCTAGATGCCTCTGCCGACCTGTCGATTTACGGGGACGATGTTGAAGGCGTCACCGCCTTTCATCCAGACGGCGATCCGGAAGTCTCGATCTCGGACCGTCTGGCAAACGATCCCCGGCGCGAGAACCGTTTGCGAACGACATTGGCGCATGAGTTTGGTCATGTGCATTTCCACCGCCACCTGTGGGCAGGCAAGTTTCTGCACGGCCAGTTGTTCGACCGCAGCAGTCATGAAAACAAGGCGATCTGCAAACGCGATACGATCCTCCATGCCGGAAGTTATGACTGGATGGAGTGGCAGGCGGGCTACGTCAGCGGCGCGATATTGATGCCGGTCTCATCGATTCGCCGACTGGTGTCTGATTACTGCCAACAACGTGACCTCCACGCCGCGGTAGCAGTCCGGTCGAGCCATGGCAGGCAGGTGGTTGGCGCTGTGATGGAGACGTTTCAGGTCTCCGAGGAGGCGGCCGAGGTGAGGCTTAAGGTTCTCAAATTGCTTGGCGAATCTGACCGGCAGGGATCGTTGTTCAGGTAGGCACCCGCTAATCCGCTAACCTGCGTATTTTTTCGATTGACCCGCCAAAATACAATGCTACGCTCTTTAGCGGATATGCGTGCACATGCGCATGATCCCGTCAGGAGACAGCATGACCTCAATCGCCAAATTCATCCGCAGAACGCCGATTTCCGCCCTTCGCGCCTATTTCGACCATAATGAAATCGCGGTTACGCCGCCGGTTAATTGGAATGCTGCCGAGCCCGAAGTGGTGCGCAGCGCCCTTCAAGCCATTGACGACATTGATGATGAAGCACGAGCTCATCTGCTCCACGATGCCGAGCGCGTGAATGCATTGGCTGATGATGCCGGTCAGGCAGCACTCTATAGCGTCATCGATGATCGCGCGACGCTGGATGAACTGGCGAATGGTCATGACCGCGCGCTCTGGATGTTCCTCAATGCGCCGATACGGTTCCGCCATGCAGAAGAAGCCCGCTTTACCGATGAACGGCGCCGCGGTCGGAACTGGGATGGGTTCATTGGAGCGCCCAATCTCAACCTTCGCCAAGACGAAGCGTCACTTGATGCCTTCAAGGTTGCGCTGCGCGAGCGCTTTGCGTCCAATCATATCCATGTCGATATCTTCCAGCGTTTCCGGCCGACCTTCGACGGAGACGACTGCGAATTGGTGCAGATCGCGATCTATCGCGAAGGTCTTCCGGACGATCTGCTCGCCTTCGATGCTGACGGTGCGCTCATCCGGCGTGCGCATCGTCCAGTTTTCGAAGCGGCAATGACTTATGAACCTGCCACCGGGGTCATTGAGGTCATTTCCAAGGATCGTGAAAGCCGCGAGGAAATGGTACGTTTTATGGCGCGTGACCTCCTTGGCATTGAATTCCAAAGCGAGAAGGTTCCGCTGAGGGCCTATGATCTCGCGATGCTGTTGCAGCCATTCGCGTTCGCGACCGACGCCGAGGACGGGATCGAATCCGTCGAGGTGAAGCAGTTGCGGCTCATGCCCATCGGCAATACTGGCGAGCGGGTCACCTTGGAATGTCTGCGCAAAGCCGATCGCACGATCTGGAACATGGCTGGGGAGCATTTCGGGCCTCACGACCCGCTGAATGGTGGCTGGGTGGTGACCCAAGCGCGGCTGACCATTAAATTCCACCCCAAGGGTGACGCTCGGCGCGGCAGGACTCTGCCGCTTACAATCACCATGCCACATGGCTGCAATCTCAAAGAGCAGACCGAAGCCGAGCAGTTGATCGGTGATAAATATCTTCGCCGCTGGGGCATCCTGCGCAATGTCTGAGCATCGGCCAAGTCTCGACCGGCCAGCTGCAGATCTACTCATGTCGGTGGTCGAGACGCCGCCCGCAGTCATCACCAATGAGGTTCTCGACGGTTATTATGCCTTGGCCGGCGACGCCCTCAAAGCAAATGGGTTGCTGGAACCCAGCGGTGATCAGCGTACGGCAGCTTGCCTCGTCGACCATGATGATGAGCCGATTGATCTGATCTGGTCGGGCGAACATATGGGTTATGGTTACTTCAGCGCGGCGTCGGGCTGGATAACGGTGCCCAACACTCAACTGGCGTCGTTTCGTGTCAATTTCGACAAACTGTTCGAGCAGGTCATTGCACGCCTTGATCGTGCCAGTCAGCGCCCAGCAGCCGTCCTCATCCCTGACCTGCTTTGGGAGATTGGTGATGTCCGGTTACCGGGGCGCAGCAAGCGCGTCCCGGTCTGGATTGCCCGTCGGCTCGCTGATCCGGCTGTTTGGGGTCAGTTCACAGAAACTGTACGGCTGCGCCCGGCGTCGGGACTGCGGGTCGTTCTGACACTATCATCTGCTAATCGACTGGCGGCACAAATCTTCCATGGCCATGAGATTATCGCTGTTCGTGATGTTGCGGCTTCCGACGGGCTCGCGGTAGATCCTGACCTTCTGGCCGCGCGCATCGGGTCGGGCGCACAGCAGGGCGACCTCCTGATCAGCATTGCGGCTGATGGCGCAGCCATTACAGTTCGTGGGCAGCGCTACGCATTCCCCGGGTCAAAGCAGCGGGCAATCATTCGCCAACTTTATGCGGCGTGGGCAACCGGCAATGCAGAATGCATTACCACGGTAGTTTTAGATGAGGCGGGATTCAGCGATAGCGTCAACACTCTGGCCAAGGCCTTCTCGCGCCGGACGGACTGGCGCGAGTTCATCAAAGAAGATCATGGTCGCTGCTGGATGTTTACCTGAGCACGCTGACATCCGTCGACAATTGAACCGCCCTTGGGCGGTTTTTTTGTTTCCGGCGCCTGCGTTCGATGATTCCTACCTTGATTCCTACCTGCCTCCTTCCCGGCTCCTACCTCCGCAAATGCCAATGTCTCCGCAGGTTTTCGAACCGAACCCAAGGAGACGTCAATGGCTACCAGACACCTTTCTCAGATCGAGCTCGCCGCTCGCTGGAACATCTCCCACCGCACGCTTGAGCGCTGGCGGTGGACGGGCGAAGGCCCGCAATTCATCAAGCTCGGCGGTCGCGTCGTTTACCGCCTCGAAGATGTTGAGGCGTTCGAAGCCGCTCAGTCCCGGCACAATACCGTCCGCGCTGATGCGCCGGCCGTGGCGTGAGGGCGGCCGACATGACCATCCCCAACCACATCAGCGTGGACGATTTCGTTCACATGGGCATATGCGAGATCGTCGCCCTGCCGGCCGAGGTGCTCGCCAATCTTCAGCAGGAGGTCGAGGAACGCCTTCGCTCCGCCAAAACCGCCAGCGACTGGCTCAATGGCGCACTCACCCTCAAATATGCCGATCGCGCCCAGACGGTGCGTGCCGATGCCGGCAAGGACTTCGGCGCCGCGCGCTTCACCGATGGTGATGTGACGATCGTTGCGGACCTGCCGAAGAAGGTCGACTGGGATCAGTTCGAGCTGGCCCAGCTGGTCGAGCGCATCAAGGCGGACGGCGAAGACCCCCGCGAATATGTCGATGTCAGCTTCAAGGTCTCCGAGCGCAAGTTCGCGGCCTGGCCCGGCCATATCCGCAGTGCCTTCACCGCCGCCCGCACGGTGCGCAGCGGCTTTCCCAGCTTCAAGCTCAAGCTGGAGGGCGCGGTATGATGCTCCCGATCATTTCAGCCGATCAGCGGCTCGCGGAACGCCGCGGCATCAAGGGCGTGATTTTCGGCAAATCCGGCATCGGCAAGACCAGCCTGCTCTGGACGCTTCCGGCGCTGACGACCCTGTTCTTCGACCTCGAGGCAGGCGACCTCGCCATCGAAGGCTGGAGCGGCGACAGCATCCGTCCCCGCACTTGGGAGGAATGCCGCGACTTCGCCGTGTTCATCGGCGGCCCGAACCCGGCGCTGCGCGACGATCAGGTCTATAGCCAGGCGCATTACAATGCGGTGTGCGCCCGGTTCGGCGATGCCGCAGCGATCGACCGCTACGAGACGATCTTCATCGACTCGATCACGGTTGCCGGGCGCCTCTGCTTCCAGTGGTGCAAGGGCCAGCCCGAGGCATTTTCCGACAAAACCGGCAAGCCCGACATGCGCGGTGCTTACGGCCTGCATGGCCGGGAAATGATCGCCTGGCTGACCCACCTCCAGCACACCCGGACGAAGAATGTCTGGTTCGTGGGCATCCTTGACGAGAAGCTGGATGACTTCAATCGCAAGGTTTTCCAGCCGCAGATCGACGGGGCAAAGACCGGGCTCGAGCTGCCGGGTATCGTCGATGAAGTCCTGACGATGGCCGAGGTGAAGGACGAGGCCGGCACCGCGTCGCGCGCCTTCATCTGCCAGACGATCAACCCTTGGGCCTACCCGGCCAA